ACGTAACCGGTTTAAATGAAGCAAGAGATGGTAGTACACCAGATAAAAATGCTTTAGTTGGGTTACAAAAATTAGCAGCCGCTAATAGTAATACAGCCACAAGACATATATTACAAGGTGGTTTGTATTTAACATTAAAGACAGCTGAAGCAGTATCATTAAGAATAGCAGATGTATTAGAGTATTCTAATACTAGTAATCAATTTATGCAATCTTTAGGTAAGTTTAACGTAGGTAATTTAAATGAAGTTAAAGATTTACATACTCATGACTTCGGTATATTCTTAGAATTAGCTCCTGATGAAGAAGAAAAACAACTTCTTGAAAACAACATTCAAATGGCTATTCAACAACAAGCTATAAATCTTGAAGACGCTATTGATGTTAGGGAAATTCGTAATTTGAAACTTGCTAATCAATTATTAAAAGTAAGAAGAAAAAGAAAACAACAACTTGATCAACAGCTTCAACAACAAAACATTCAAGCACAATCTCAAGCTAATCAAGAAGCATCTCAAGCTGCTGCTTCTGCGGAGATACAAAAGCAACAAGGTATTGCTGAAAGTAAAGTTCAAATAGAACAAGCTAAATCTGGTTTTGATATTCAAAAATTAGAAAAAGAAGCGGCTATTAAAAAAGAATTAATGCAATTTGAATTTGAATTAAATATGAAGCTTAAAGAAGCTGAATCGAATGTAATTAATGATAAAGAGAAGTATAAAGAAGATCGTAAAGACGAACGAACAAAAATTCAAGCATCGCAACAAAGTGAATTAATAGACCAGAGAAAATCTGGTAAAGCCCCTAAAAAGTTTGAATCCGCAGGAATGGATACTTTAGGTGGATTTGGATTAGAGCAATTTGATCCAAAATAAATTTTTTTAACAATTATATAATATTTTATTATGGCAGAAATTAAAGCAAAAGTGCTGGAAGACGAAATAATGACTCCAGCCGAAAAAGAAGAAGTAGTACAGAAAGATTCTAAATTTGATGAGGAATCTGGAATGTACAAAGTTAATTTAAGTGAAACCGATAAAAATCAAGAAGATGCCTTACAAGAAAGCAACGAAAAAGAAACTAAACAAGGTCAAGAAGAAGTTGAAGAAGAAGTAGACTCTCCTATTCTTGAAGAAATAATAGAAGAAACCGATGAAACCAATAATATTGACAAGACAGGAGTGGATGGAAGCGTTGAAGCTACCGACGCCACACCGGAACAAGAAGAAGTATCACAGGAAGAAGAAACACAAGAACCTGTAGATTTACCAGAAAATATCCAAGACTTAGTAAAGTTTATGGATGAAACTGGTGGAACATTAGAAGATTATGTAAGATTAAATGCAGATTATGCTAATGTAGACAACAATACTTTATTAAGAGAATATTATAAACATAAAAAACCACATCTCAGTTATGATGAAGTATCTTTTTTAATAGAAGATAGTTTTGATTATGATGAGGAAATAGATGAAGAAAGAGATGTTAAAAGAAAAAAATTAGCTCACAAAGAAGCGGTTGCAAATGCTAAAGACTTTTTGACAGGGTTGAAGGATCAGTATTACAAAGAAGTCAAGTTGGGTTCTAAGTTACTACCTGAACAACAAAAAGCTATAGAATTTTTTAATCGTTATAATACTGAGCAAAAATCAGCTGAGCAATTATTAGAGAAGCAAACAAAACATTTTAAACAAGAAACTAACAAGTTTTTTGACAAAGATTTTAAAGGTTTTAATTTCAATGTTGGAGACAAGAAGTATAGATTCAATGTTAAAGATGCTAGCAAAGTTAAGGACACACAGAATTTATCAAATGTTTTTGATAAATACGTTGACAAAAATAATCTTTTGACCAACACAAGTGATTTCCACAAAGCTTTATTTGCTGCTTCTAATCCCGACTCAATAGCAAATCATTTTTACCAACAAGGTAAAGCAGATGCTGTAAAACAAATGACAGCAGATGCAAAAAATATCAATATGAACCCGCGTAAAACCGCTGATGGTTATGTTGATGCTGGTGGTATTAAGGTAAAAGCTATTTCCGGGGATGATAATTCAGGGCTAAAATTAAAGTTCAAAAATTATTAACAAAACAAATTAATTAAAAATGGCAAACAATAATGTGTTTACAGGACCTGGTGCGTCCAGTTTAGCTACTCCGAATGCTACTAAAATGACTACTGCAGGTAGTTATTTAGACATTCAAAATGACGGGTGGGCGAAGCAATACTTACCAGAACTGTATGAAAAAGAAGTTGAAAGATACGGTAATAGAACCGTAGCTGGATTCTTAAAAATGGCAGGAGCAGAAATGCCGATGCAATCTGATCAAGTAATTTGGTCTGAACAAGGAAGATTACACATCGCTTATCAAGCAACTGTAGCAACAGCTACTGGTTCAGTATCTGCAATTAAAGATATTGACAACACAAGTGGTTCTGATATTGCACACTCACTAAGAATTGGTAATACAGTTGTATGTGAAGTGTCAGGTGTGGTATTTAAAGCTTTCGTAAAATCAGTAGGTGCAAATCCAGTACTTAAGCCTTACGGTGCAGAAAACATCGATGACTTATCTGGAATTTCTGCTGGTAACGAAACAATAAAACTATTTGTATACGGTTCTGAATTCAAAAAAGGAACTGACGCAATGACTGAGTCAGTTGAACCTGCATTCAAGACGTTTACAAATAAACCAATGATCCTTAAAGATCACTTTGAAATCAACGGTTCTGATACTGCTCAAATTGGGTGGGTTGAAGTTACTGGCGAAAGTGGTCAAGGCGGATACTTATGGTACTTAAAAGCTAGCGGTGATACAAACGTTAGATTCGATGATTACATGGAAATGGCATTAATCGAAGCTGAAAAATCACACGCTAATGCTGATGCTGATATTCCTGAAGGTTCTGAAGGTTTACTTTCAGCAATCGGTAGTAGAGGTATCGTAGCAACTCAACAATTCAACGCATCACCAGAAATCGGTGAATGGGATGACTTATTGAAAGAATTAGACAAACAAGGAGCTATCGAGGAAAACATGCTTTTCTTAGACAGAGATGCTAACATCGTAATGGATGACTTATTAGCAGGATTAAACGCTTACTATTCAGGTGGTACATCTTGGGGTGTATTTAACAACTCTGAAGAAATGGCACTTAATCTTGGTTTCTCTGGATTTAGAAGAGGTTCTTACGACTTCTATAAAACTGACTGGAAATATCTTAACGATAAATCTACAAGAGGTTTAACAGGAGGTTTAAAAGGAGTTTTACTTCCAGCTGGTAGTTCTTCAGTTTATGATCAAACATTAGCTGCAAATGTTAGAAGACCTTTCTTACACGTAAGATATAGAGCTTCTCAAGCTGATGACAGAAAACTGAAAACTTGGGTTACTGGTTCTGTTGGAGCTGCAACAACTGGCTTTGACAAAATGGAGATTCATTATCTATCTGAAAGATGTTTAGTAGTGCAAGCTGCAAACAACTTCATAAGATTTGATTCTTAATATTTATTAAAGGGACGGGTGCTTCGGCACCCTACCTTTATTTTAACTTTTTTATTTTATTAAATTATGGCAAAAAAACAAAAAGCAGAGGTGGCTGCTGAGGAACCAGTAATGGTTGCTCCACCAAAAACAAAACCTATTGAGGTTAAAAAACCAAAATGGGAAGTAAAAGATAGGTTGTATGAATTAACTATTAGTGATACACCTATTACATACATATTAAATAGTAGAGGAATTTTACATTTCGATGCAGAGAAGGGATATGAAAGAGAAGTTAAATATTGTCAAAATCAAAACACAATATTTATAGACGAAATGAAAGGTAGTCAAAGATTATCACATATTTCTTTTAGAGATGGTAAACTTTTTGTACCAAAAGAACAGCAAACATTACAAAAATTTCTTTTAGTTCATCCAAAAAATGGAACGCATTTTCAAGAGTATGATGCAGTACAAATTGCAGAAGATGAATTAGATACACTTCAATTAGAAATTACAGCTTTAACAGCTGCACAAAATATCGAAGTTGATCACGCGGAGGCAATTTTGAGGTCAGAATTGGGATCTAAGGTATCTCAGATGGCTTCTAAGGAACTTAAACGAGATTTATTACTATTTGCTAAAAGAAACCCAGAACTGTTCTTAGAATTAGTCGAAGACGAAAACATTAATATTAGAAACTTAGGTATAAAAGCCGTAGAAAATCATATTATAAAGCTTTCCAACGACCAAAGAACATTTATGTGGGGAACAAATGATAGAAAACTTATGACAGTTCCATTTGATGAAAATCCATATTCAGCTTTAGCTGCATGGTTTAAAACAGATGAAGGTGTTGAAGTATTCCAAACAATTGAAAAAAGACTAAAATAAGTCGATAGTGGTTCAGCCGCTACGGCGGCTTAATCATTATATAAAAAAATATTATGGCAATATCAGTAAATGCAGTATATAGAACCGTCCTTTCGATAATGAATAAAGAAGGTAGAGGATATTTAACACCTGACCAGTTTAATAAAATAGGTGGCCAAGTGCAATTAGACTTACTTGAAAAATCATTTTTTGATTATAACAGGGCGTTGAATAGAAAGAAAAGCTTTGTTGTAAATGATGAATATGGAGATTTGCCAAGAAACATAAAAGAAAAAATAGATATATTATCTAAAGAAGCTACATTAAGTATATCAACAGGTTCTTCAACTTTACCAGCAGATATATATAGAATTATAAATATAACATCAGGTGATAGAACAATTAATCTACAAGAAGTTAAAAAATCTGAATTGTCTTATATAAATGCTTCAAAATTAACTAAGCCTACCTTAGACTATCCGGTATATTATTTAGAATCGGCATCCGCAAGCACTTCAAATCAAGCGGTAACTGCTAACACAGCAACGCCATCTATGAGTACCAAAATAAAATTTTTACCTACCACATTAGCATCTGCTCAGATAGATTATGTTAAAATTCCACAAGAACCTAAATGGGGCTTTACGAGAACAGCTAATAATGCTTATAATTTTCAAGCATCAAGTTCATATGACTTTGAACTACATAAATCTGAACAAGTTAATTTAGTTATAAAAATACTTGCTCACGCAGGTATAATAGTAAAAGATCCCCAATTGATACAAATAGCGGGGAGCGAGGAACAAAAGAAAATTCAACTTGAAATAAACTAGATAATGGCATTACTCACAACATCAGCATATCAATATTACGAATCTGCTCAGGTATTTATTGCCGAAGCAAATCAAACTCAATTTACATTAACTGAAGATATAGAGATAGCCATTAAAAATGATAATGGCAAGTTTCGTTTATATGTTAATGATTCTGAGGTGTCAACGGGGTTTACTTATGTTAATGGTGTAATAACTTTTACAACAGCAAGAGCCGCACAAGATGTAGTAAGAGTGGCATTAATAAATACTATTTTAGGTAGTTATAGACATATAACTTTAAAAGATATTATAAACAACTATTTAGTTGCTTATGTAGGCGATGGAAAAATTATAGATAGTGCTAAGAAAACTGATATAATGTTTCATGCTCAACGCGGTATACAGGAGTTTAGTTACGATATATCAAAAGTTGAAAAAATACAAGAAATTGAATTAGGGCCAAGTTTAGCGATGCCGATGCCTAATGATTACGTTAACTATGTTAAAATATCATGGGTTGATGCTTCAGGTATAGAAAGATTAATTCACCCAACAAGAATTACATCAAAAGCTTCACAACCACTTTTACAAGATGAAGACTTTAATTATATGTTTGATGCAGATGGTAAACCATTAACTGGATCTTCTATAATAGATGCTAGATTTAAAGATTTAGATACAACTAAAATTACAGGATCAGTTCCAAATCAAAAAATAAATTACAGTGTACATGATACCACTGTGGATAGGGTTTCATTACATGGTGCAAGACATGGATTAAATGCTGAAACTACACAAGAAAACGGAATGTTTATAATTGATGAAGCTGGTGGTACTATTAATTTTAGTAGTCAGTTAGCTGAAAAAGTAATAACACTTAGATATATATCTGATAGTTTAGCAACTAATGAAGAAATAAAAGTACATAAATTTGCAGAAGATGCAATATATAAATACATAACTCACGGTATAGCTTCTTCTAAAGCCAATATGCCTGAGTATATTATAAATAGATTTAGAAAAGAGAAAAGAGCAGCAATGCGTAATGCTAAAATAAGATTATCAAATTTAAAAACTGAGGAAATTACTCAGACAATGAGAGGTAAGTCTAAACAAATTAAATAGTAAATATGCCAGAAATCAAGAATACCTTTTTAGAGGGTAAAATGAATAAAGACCTTGATGCTCGTTTGTTAAAAAACGGAGAATACTTTGATGCGCAGAATGTACATGTAACCAAATCTGAAGGTTCTGATGTAGGTACTGCACAAAATATTTTAGGTAATAAATTAAATTACACAGTTGGTGCATTCAATAATAGAACACAAACTATAGGAGAATTAAAAGTTGGTACTCCTAGTATAGGTATTGTAACTACTAATAGTTCTAATGCAACAAACTCATCAGGAGCTGGTTATAGTGGAACTATAGGTTCAACATCTGGTTTTACTACTAATGGGAATGGTATTGGAGGTAATATTACTGTTAAAATAACTGGAGGTGCTGTAACAGAAGTAATTATAAATGTTGCTGGAAAAGGTTATAAAGCTGGGGATACCATAACAATAAGTAAAGATGTAGGTTCTCCTGCAATAGGTGGATCAACAAGCGTTGTATTAACTTTAAGAGCAGAAGATATGTTAACAGGTTCTGCTGCAGAAATTGTTACTACAAACACAACAGATGGAACTAATGCCGCTGGAGCTGGATATAGTGGCACACCCGGTGTTACATCTGGTTTTTTAACAAGCGGTAGTGGAATCGGTGGAACGGTTAATATCATAATAGATAACAACACTGTAACTAAAGTTACTTTAAGTGGTTCAGCATCTGGATATAAAGTTGGTGATACTATAACAATAAGTAAAACTCAAGGTACTCCTGCAATTGGGGGTTCTACGAGTGTTGTTTTAACATTAAGACTAGAGGATTTATTAATGACAGGGGATGTTGGTACTGTTATTGGTTATTTTGCTGATAGTGAAGAAAAAAATTCAGCGAATTCAATATACTATTTTGTAAAAGGTAATTCAGCACATAAAGATAATATATATTATTATCAAGAAGGCAGTGCTACTGCACCTGTAGTATTAATAGATAACTCTAGTGATTTTTTAAAATTTGATGAAAACTTTTTAATAACAGGTGTTAATTTAATAGATGATTTATTATTTTGGACTGATGACAAAAACCAACCAAGAAAAATAAATACTGTAACTGCTAAAGCTGATAAAACGCACTATGACAACGAGGATAAAATATCTGTTGCAAAATATTTCCCATACTCAGCGCCTAAAGTTTTAAGGAAAGTTGATGGTACGGAGCATGGTGGAATGCAAGCATTGAAAACAAAAGCGACTTTAGTTGCACCAGCGCCTAGTTCTAGTAAAGAATTAAAAATTGATGCTGCTACAGATACAAGTCATGAAATTCATGTTGGGCAAGAGTTATATAATGCCAGCGGGGCTTTTTTAGAAGCTAAGGTTGCTTCGATAAGTGATGATGGTTTAACCATTACTGTTGATGCAAATGTAAGCTTAAGTGTAGGGGA